GTGGCAAAGCAAAAGTTCAAAATCACCAACTGGCCCACCTACAATAAAGCCCTCATCAACCGTGGCTCCATAACTTTCTGGCTGGATGATGAAGCTATTCAGGCCTGGTATGAGTCAGCAACACCTTCTTCACGAGGCAGACCTCAGCGCTATTCTGACCTTGCCATCACGACTATGCTGGTCATTAAACGCGTATTCAGGCTGACCCTGCGGGCTGCGCAGGGCTTTATTGATTCCATTTTTTCTCTGATGAACGTTCCGCTACGCTGCCCGGATTACAGCTGTGTCAGCAGGCGGGCAAAGTCGGTTAATGTCAGTTTCAAAACGCCCACCCGGGGTGAAATCGCACACCTGGTAATTGATTCCACCGGGCTGAAGGTCTTCGGTGAAGGCGAGTGGAAAGTCAAAAAGCATGGCCAGGAACGCCGCCGTATCTGGCGTAAGCTGCATCTCGCCGTTGACAGTAAAACACATGAAATCATCTGCGCTGACCTGTCGCTGAACAACGTTACGGACTCAGAGGCCTTCCCCGGGTTAATCCGGCAAACCCACCGGAAAATCAGGTCAGCCGCCGCCGATGGCGCTTACGATACCCGGCTATGTCACGATGAACTGCGGCGTAAGAAAATCAGCGCGCTTATCCCTCCCCGAAAAGGTGCGGGTTACTGGCCCGGTGAATATGCAGACCGTAACCGTGCAGTGGCTAATCAGCGAATGACCGGGAGTAATGCGCGGTGGAAATGGACAACAGATTACAACCGTCGCTCGATAGCGGAAACGGCGATGTACCGGGTAAAACAGCTGTTCGGGGGTTCACTGACGCTGCGTGACTACGATGGTCAGGTTGCGGAGGCTTTGGCCGTGGTGCGAGCGCTGAACAAAATGACGAAAGCAGGTATGCCTGAAAGCGTGCGTATTGCCTGAAAACACAACCCGCTACGGGGGAGACTTACCCGAAATCTGATTTATTCAACAAAGCCGTCAGAAGATGCTGCCGCTGTCCTGGCGTCACTCAATCTGCCGACTGGCCACTATCCTGTTGAGGATTTTCCACAAGAGGACTGGGATCCCAGGGAAAACTCAGCATTCCTTCAAAGCTACCAGTAGCGACTCGCTCAATCTCCGCAGAGATCTGACTCAGTCGCTCCTCAAGAGCGGCTTTTTCTGCTATCAGACGGTTGAAGTGGGCAAGATAGATTTTCTGTTGCCCAAGCCAGTCTTCAAGCTGTTGAGTGGTCATGCCAGGGTTAAAAAAATATGGCTGCTGCATCGCTTCCCCCAGAAAAGCAAAACCCCGCCGGTTGGCAGGGTTCAGAATCAGTTTCATTTGGATGTACGTATCCATGATTAGAATAATACAGGACAATTTTATGCAAAGTCAACTCTATCGTGCAAAAATTTGCCGCCATCTGTTTCGATCACATCAATAAATGGTCGCCTTCTCAAATTCAGCCGCTGCCTGTCTCTCTCCTTTGTGAAGCATATCCACCAGCCCTTCATAGAACGGCTTCCAGTTGCGTGACCACGAAGACTGATGGAGATCCGGGAGACGCTTCAGAATGGCGCGGTGTACCGTCGCAGAGGGTACAACAGAGAAGCCATTACCAGAGCAGCGTTCACATGTTTTGAAAACCGGTGCGCCAAGTTCTTTGGTCGCTTTGCGATCTAAGACCTCCCCTTTACCACTACACCTGCATCGCGCATGGATCACTTTCTTTCCTCCGCACACTCCACAGACCCTTTTCACCAGTTCATTTCTAATCTTTGGGGCCTTCACTTCGACACCGTCAGCATCGAAAATACCGGGGTGCTTAATTACATCTTCATGGCGGGAAATAAAGCCGGTACCGCTGCAGCTTTGACACGTTGCTCTGGTGGCCGCCGAACGTGAGTATTCCGCAAAGGCAAATTGCGCCAGCGTCAACATGCAGGCGCCGAGCTTGTCACCAGCGGCTTTGCGGACATTTTTAGGAGCGTTTTTGATGGCAAACTGCGCCAGCGCCTGAATTGCAAGCTGTTCGTCCGTTTTGCTGATACCAGCCTTTCCGAGGAAAGCGGCAAGGCCGAAGCGCGCACGACTGCTGGTGGTACCGATGGCCGCCATAACATCTGTTCCGGTCAGTCGATTCGGCGATGTGCTTTTCACGTCGTCGCTGATATGCATCCCCTGCGGGCTGAAATGCTTTAACGATGCTTCCAGTTTCATGCGGCCACTTCTCCGATATCAGAAATTAAAATTTGTCCGGATTCACCCCAGACTTTTGTTACACGAAAGTCCCAGATATGTGCGTCATCAGTAAACAGAGCATCCATCAGCGCTTTGATCATGTTATCGGCGTCTGGTTTCTGCTGGTGTGCCTGTCCGTTCATCGTTACTCGCTTCTTCTGGCTCCATCTCTTTGTCATGGGAACCACGAAGGTTATGTGTCCGCCCTGCTCCGGCATAGCAACGTTCTTCAGACGGACCTCATCGCAGAATGCCCGGTAGCGCATTACCGCCGGACGCTGCTTCCACTTATCAGCTCTGGTCATCCTGAGTTTGCCGATGGGCGTGATATCGTAGATTTTCATGATTTAATGAGTCCCTCTTTCCGCCAGATTTCCAGGGTGCGCATTACCCCCTCTGCGTGCATCAGGCGCAATTCGTCGTAGGTGAAATCGGTGGTTTTGGTTCTGCCGTCAATTACGTCATGGCACCCGTTGCAGGCGATCGCCGCCTGAGTATCGTCAGGCTTGCATCCTGTGCCGCACGTACCCGCCAGGCGGTAATGCGCCAGCACGCTGGTTTCCGGGTTGCCGTTGCAGTGCCCGGGGATCCGCACGGTACATTCGCGGCCACGCGCCTCTTTGCGTAGGTTCGCCATACTCACCCCCACATCCTGTTGCGCCAGCGAGAGTCTGGCCGCGGCGGATTTTTGTCCTCCACCAGCAGCGCGCTGACGGTCCATGTCATAAAGTCAGGGTTTAAGCTTCGTTCGACCTTTACGCCCCGCTGACGATATCTCGCTACCAATTCTTCGGCCTGCTGCGTTGTGCATTCGAGATGGTGAAACCATGAGCGTTTCATCGGCATCACCCCGCGAAGCTTAAAAGCTGGTTTGCGGCGTTCTCGGCTTCCTGCAGGCTGTTGAATGAACGAGAGAGGATCCACCGCCAGAGAACATCCAGCGATGCTTTGTACAGTTCCTGGAACTCGCATTCGTCCATGCTTGCGAAAGAAATGCTGCGAGGGTGTTTTTTCAGCGTGCCGTCCGGCAGCTGTATGGCGTCATAGTGGCCGGCTTCAACGATGACCCACGCCCGGTAAGCATCGAAGGATTTGCAAATACTGATTGAACCGGATCGCTTCTCGGCTATTCGGTCGAGATATTGCCCGGCGGCATCAAGTAACGCCGACTCACTCCCGCCATATGCAGCAAGGTATTTGGCATAACCTGTGATAAGCCTGCGCTCGTTAGACGAAATCGCCCCGCCGGTAGGTTCCCAATATTCAAAACCGAGATTGAGCAAAGAAAAGTAACGGCGGTGAAACGCCGGGTTGCGGACAAGTTTATACTCAGCCTCCAGAACAGCGCCGAGCTTGCATTTTGAATGCAGAAATTCGCTGGTCTCCGGCGTTGCTGGGATCAGGATACCTTGAGACTGTTTTACTAAGTGCAATTGCGCCATGGTTTCTCTCCGTGGCGCAGTAGGTTAACGGTTGTTCAGGCCGTTGATTACATATTATCAGAGGGTGGAATAATGCGGTAGCCCAATTCTGCTGCAAATCTCATAAACCCGTTTAACGTAAAAACCTCTTCATCAGACAACAGTGGCCGTACCGAAACTACACCGTTAACCCTATATACAAGATGCCTTCGCTCTGCAGGAAAACTAGCAACGATAAACCCATCCGAACGCCTTACAATATCAAACCATGAATTATCAGCAAAGGTTTTTACAAATTCAACCACAAGGTCCCCTTATATGAAATAATATTTGGCGAGTCCAAACCTGCACGCTCTCAAAAACAGTGAGTTTTTTAGTCGGTAAATTCTTTTTCCGCCAGATGCAGTCTCAAAACAGGAAAATACAATACATCTACAAAGGTGTAGCGAGATTATTAATACCATAACAAACAAATATAACAAGAGATATTTTCAATAAAAAATAAACCCTTTAAATTCAAGCAAATGAAAATTTGCTTATATGTTTTCACCGTCAAGAATCCTCATCTCAAATCAATCCAAAAGAAAAAAGTGATTGTTTTCAAAAATAAGCAAACACATTGTTTAGACACATAAGAAAGCACCATTACCAGAAAAGTCGGGATTATCCATAGAGGATAAGTAAAAGCGTTTTACATGCATTCAAAAAAGTTACTTTTTTAAGATCGGGAGAATTACCCCCCCAGATGCAGGAAAAAGTGTTTTGCAGCCTCCCCCTCCAAAAAGTTACTTTTTCCCTTCGCTGCCAAAAAGTAACTTTTCTTAGGGCAACAGGTAGAGCTCATCACACTACTCCAAAAGTAACTTTACCCAGCAAGCGCCAATACCAAATAACAATCAAGAAGTCAACAGCCAATTTTTTCGAGAGATAGGAGGTTAGTCTGAAACAACAGAAACAAAAATCCCGCCAAAGCGGGTTTTATCATGCTGCAATACTTTTTTCAGGCAAACCTCCGGCAGATTGGCCCTCACCAGCACTTTAGCATGAAGCGGAGTTACCCCCATGGTGGAGATTAGACGTTAAACGCACTTTTCAAGGTTTTACCAGACTGAATTTTATTGTATCCCGATATACCCCTGGATGACCTGGCACAAACTTACACTTTTTAATAGCAACCTCAGTTTCCCTGAAGAAAACCTCATCGCCCGTTTTGTCGACTGAGTACACTTCTCCTTTATCATTAACCCACGCCGCATAATCGACACTCCCTTCAGTTCTCAATGCCTGAGCCTTGACTGGCATCGCTGGCGTAGGACAACCTATACGCACAGGCGCTATTTCTTCTTTATTATCAACAGCAAATGCCACATTTGATATAAGAACAGCGCAAACCAGAACTGATGTTTTTTTTAGAAACGATACCAGCTTTTGTTTTCCTTGCGTCCAAAGCTCACTAATGCGCATTTTGCATGCAACGCCGGAGAACGCAAGGTCAACTTAACCTTGTTCTGCTCGTTTTTCGGTTTGGCTGCAATGCTCCACTTCGACATAACCCCCCCCTCGGTTGATGGAGGGGGTTATAATTTATTTTTGTTCGTAAGGGTCGCCTTTCATAAGCAAACTTTCGGGTATGGGTTGAGGTTTTAACCTGTCAATAAGAGCATTAATCTGTACTGAATCTGTTGATGCCCCGATGGCAACTGCATATGTTTTCCCATCAAACTTATGTTGAATAACGTCAAACACTAGGACTGGTCTAACTATAACTGGCTCATTGGCAGACTCAACCGTTAACTCAGTAACCCTTAATTTATCTCTTGGATAATCATACCGTTTTATTTGCCCTGTTAGACCTTTTCCTATAAGCAAAAAATCGACTTCCATAAATCCTCCGCATAGTAGGCAGCTGCCCATTTATGCTGACCACATTAGCATTTGGTTTGAATAAAAACATGCGACAGACAATGATTTATCGGCTATTACGTCAAATCTGATGCCTCCTGCGGGGCGGTTGCGAGCATGGCGGCGCGGCAGGTTTTCTCCACCCACTCCAGATACTTCTCTTTCACCCCTTCATCCAGTCCGCCGCAATCGACGAGATTAACAACCAGTTCGCGAGCCAGTTTTTTGAAATCCGGTATTACCGGCGCTGACTGCGCGTGGCGATAGAGCGTGAGGAACTCTGCATTTTCCCCGGCATTCTCTTTGAGGAATGAGAACTCGTTTTCGGTAAGCTCTTGCCAGCTTGTGGTTAAGCCGTTGTAGGGATTGCGCTCCCGGTACAATATCACCGGCTCGCTGGCCTTTTCGGCCAGCGCCATACGGGCCAGTTCTTTGCTTTCGCCATGCTTCAGGAATCCATCTTCAGCGATTTCCTGCAGGCGCTCTCTGGTTAATTTGCTGGTCATTAGTTAAGCCCTCACCCAGCCTTTGGATGTACTGCGGATTTTTCCCGATTTACGTAACGCCTGAAGCCGGCGATCGAGAATGCGGAAAGGTTCTGGCTTATTCTCATCCTTTGCGATGCGGCTGCATTCTTCTGCTACATCCATGACGTACAGGCTGGAAAATGGCATAGGATGCGCATCAATTTTGCTCATTATTTTTGAGTCGAGTAATTCATATTTGGTCATTGGTTGGCTCCTTCTAACGCCGCTGCTATCTCTTCGAAAAAGCCATCTCGGGTATGGCTGGTCATTGCTGGTAAAAATACGGACATCAGCCTGTTTGTGTTGCAGTTCTCATCGTCTGCGAACAGAGCGATTTTTTTATCCAAGCGCACTTTCGCTTCCTGCAACTGCTCGTTTTTCTTGTTAGTGCGCTGGATATAGTCGGCAATGATTTCTATAGCCTTGTTTGTGTATTTTTCGACGTGTTCAGTCATGTGAACCACCTATCGCCTCAATCGTTTCCAACAACAACCGGCGGCGTGTATTTTCCGCAAAGTGACGGCGCCCGGTTTCTTTGTGGTAAAACTCGTTTTTGCTGACTACCCACATTCTTTCCGTTGCGTGCAGCTTTTTCCGTTTCGGACCGTCTCTGGTGATCACGGTGCCGGTATGGGTTTTTACGATTGTCATACGGCCTCCCGGGATGACGATGCAGGCGTACAGGTAAAAATGACTTCCTGAATATCGAGGAAACGCTGGAATACAGGACAACCAAGCAGGCTGTAATTCATCCCAACAGCAACTTTCGGCACCAGGCCAAAACGCTTCATGTCAAAGTCGATGACGGCCCGCTGATCGCGGAATAGTCCCAAACGACCATGCCGGACAACCTCGCCAGTCGCTTCTGCTTCGGAAAAATACCTCTGGACGGTAGCGCGGCTCAGCCCCAGTTTTTTCATTGCCTCGGTGGTCGTAAGGCGCCCCTGATGCCTGGTGATCCGAATCACTGCGCGGACGTACTCTCTGCGCTCAACTGCTGACAATGCTCTAGCCATACATACCTCACTTAACGACACGCAAATGGCGCACGTTTTTGCGATAGCTGTCCCATTCAAAATTCACCCACATACCGCCGTCCATCTGGAGACGGTCAAGGATCCGCATACCCAGTGTTTCCTTCAGCGATTCATAGTTCAGGTTGGTTAGGATGCCGACAGGTCGCATGGAGGACAGCCGGCGATCGATAACCTGATTCAGGATGACTTTTTCACCGCTGCTTCCGCGCTGAATACCCACCTCATCCAGAATAAGCAGGTCCACATGGCACAAATCGTCCAGCAAGGACGCCTCTGACTGCCCGCCGTCATAACATTCCCGAACACGCAGCATGAGATCCGGAATGGTTACCACCAGCACAGAGCGGCCACCAGCCAGCAGGTGATTTCCGATTGCTGCCGCCAGATGGTTTTTCCCGGTGCCCGGTGCTCCGCTGAATACGAAACTCGCAAACCCAGAGCCGAAATGCTGCGCATAACTTTTCGCCATCGAGAGCGCCCGACGCTGGCCATCCGACTCAACCTGATAGTTCGCGAATGTGCAGCCGCGGTGCAGATCCTGAATTCCTGCACGTCCAAAGATTTTCTCTGCACGTGCGCGCTGGTTTTGTTTTTCCAGTTCCTCACAGCGCTTACGGCCTTCTTCGGCTTGCCAGGCACGCCATTCATCAACGCTGCCGAATTTAGGCTGAACGCCAGGGGGAATGAGTTTTTTCAGTCGCTCCAGTGCATTCCCGGTACGAACAAAGTTTTTCATCGCTACCCCCTAAATCCCGCTGGGATGGTTTTGTCAGGTTCCGAAATCTGATTGGGATCTCGAGTTCCTGGCGCCTGCTGAATCGCCCACGGTTCGCTGAAATGCATACCGGGACCAAAAAACGTTTTCGCCTGTTTCACGTACTGCGTGTTCAGGATTCCCTCGGCTTTAACGAAAGCCGCGTAACGCTCCACACCTGCGAGGATTTCCGCCGTAGTGGTTCCATCCCTGATTCGGGCATTCCAGGCTTCGAAAGCATCTGACTTGCTGTTTCCCCCTGCCCGCCTGGGATAAACCGACCAGACCTGCTCGAACTCATTCGGGTATATTTTTAGGGATTCAGGTTTATCGCCTTCGTCCTGGTTCTGATCGTCTGGGGGTGTGGCGAAGCCATGCCCCGAACTATCTTCTTCCTGATCCTGTTCCTGCTCCTGATCCTGTTCCTGGTTAAGGAACGGTTCGAGAACCCTTTCGGAACCCTTTAGTTTTGCGATGCCGATGTGGGATATTGCCGAGGCTAAAACCCGCGCCAGCTCTGGCTTAACCGTAGATGTGTCCGGGACCTGATCAAACAAACGCAGTGCTGCAATTCCCTGGTTTGGGTTTTCAACTGAATTCCAGGTCAGAAAGTTACGAATTAGCACCCATTTCGACGATGAATCACGCGTTGCGAAACCGTTAGCCGATAGCTCATCAAACCCTTTCGAAACCCTTTCAGGAGTCCAGGCTAAGTCTTCCGAAACGTATCCATCAGGCAGCCGGAAACACCCAATCATGTTCGTGTGTTGCCCGGTGAGCAGGTACAGCGCCAGCAACCTGGCATCATCCGATACCCGGCGCATTCCATCGCTTATCCAAAATGATGTATGCACCTTGCCATAATCACGCATAGAGACCCCGTTGTTGCTTAAACTGGTGTGTTTTCATCACCAAGCACCCACAGCAAAGCCGCTGCGTATTCGCCGCTGGCGGTTTGAAGTTGCAGGGTGATTTCCTTACGGGATTTGAGACGCGGCTTTGTGTCGCCGAGGACAGCGCGCTGACGTCGAGCTTTCTCGTGGCCAGTTACACCCTCTGCCGCTGCCTCTAACTGTTTGAGCGTTTCCCGTTGCTTTTCCGGTGGCATATCGACCAGTTGACGCGCTTGAGTGACAGTGACTTTTCCAGCCTCAACCGCCGCCTGGACGGCCTGCGTAGCATCCAGTAGAGCCACGGTTGCCTGGACCGTTTTTACGCTGCAGCCAAAAAGCAGGGCAATGTCATTTTCGTCATGACCATATTCCATCTGCTGAACCATTTTTTTGGCCCGGCCCAGTGGGGTATCGGGTTGGGTTATCTCGTTTTCGCTGACCATGTATTTGGCCATTTGAATTGCTGATCCGCGCTTAGCTATACCGGGTACAGGCCAGGGTTCCAGCCCTGCCCGCTTTCTCCTGGCGTTTGCTTCCTTAGCGTTCTTTACGCGCTGCCGACCTGCCACCACGCAGGTTTTCCCGGTCTCTGGGTCCTTCCACACGATAATCGGTTCGAGTACCCCAAGCTCCATGATGTTGAGGATCACAGCTTCATTAAGCGGTAGGTGTACTCGTTCGTCGTACAGCGGGTGTGTTGTATCGGTAACCAGATGCAAACTTTCCGGTTCGAAAAACAGAACATTGCTTTTGCCGCTGGCGCCATAAGCGTCGATAGAATTTTTAGCCATGGGCGCCCTCGTTATTGATATTCAGTTGGTTCGTGTTCATAATTTCCCCTGTGAATTGATCCAGTAAATTCGCAACGAAAGCCGTAGGTGTTGCAGCACCGCGGCTTTCACCTTTCTGAACTCCAGCATCACGTCACCCCCAGCATTGAAGTGACAATGGCCATCAGTGGCGCTGTTAACTCCGGGTCTATGCGGAACATCTCGACAATTCCCTCGCTCAGTTCTTTCAGCTTTTGATGGCGTGGAGCTCCCACAGAAACGGCAACCTTCGCTTCGCTGGTTTCTTTTTCCAGACGAGCCAGACGGGACATAAAATTGTCTTCGGGCATCAGGCGATGGCGGAACTCCAGCGGAAGAACGGCCGTGATTGCCGGGGTGAGAAGGCGCACGTACTCGCGATAGCGCTCAGACTCGGCCGGGTTGTCCAGGTAGCGAAAAAGCTTTTGTCGGGCTCGGCTGATGTCATCAGGAAACGCGATCTCCTCGCCGCCCTGCTGCCGCCATTCACCGATGATGTGCGCCGACACAACATCCTGACCTTCAGCCGCTGCCCAGGCGCGAACGGCGAAGCGAATGTTGTCGTGCTCTGTCACTACCACCTGATTTCGCTTTATCAAAGCAGAGGTCTTGAATCCGGTATTTTGTTGAAAGGCCATTATTTGCATGATCCGGCCCCCTGTTTCGGCAGGCCGTCTGTTGGATTTGGATAGAGATCTGGGCGCAATTCGTGGGGAGTTACGCCTGTTATGTTGAAAATAGGGAAAATGTAGCTTGGCGGGACGATCCCATGATTCCGATTCTTCCAGTGACTAACGGACATACTCGTTACACCAAGTGCGATACTTAGTTTCCTAGCTGAACCAGCGGCTTTTATTGCTTTATCAAGTGCGGACATATGCTTCTCCTGTTTAATAGCAACAGAAGTAAACCATAGATTTACATCATATGCAAACCTATAACTTATTGCGTGTATAAACCAAATATTTACAATGATTCTATGAGAAAAGAAGAACCCAACCTCGTTCTGGTAAAACGCCTTACCGAGATCACTGATCGCGGTGTTACCAAAGCAGACATGGCACGTATAGCTGGAGTCACCCCTCAGGCCGTAAACGGCTGGTTCAAAAAAGGTGTGATTAGTAAGAAATCAGCACTAGCAATAGCTGACGCTGTTGGTATTTCTGTAGCGTGGCTACTCGGTGAAGACGTTGGTGAGAAAGACGGGCTGAAGCCGGATGAACAGCGTTTGCTAAAACTCTATCGCCAACTACCGGAAGAGGAGCAACAGAACATGCTACGCATCTTCTCAATTCGCCTGAAAGAATTGGATGAACTTTATGAGAAGTACATGAAGGGGCGTATGCGGTCTCATGGGGAAGAATTGAAATGATAATAAAAAATACCACACTGACACATTACAAGGTAGCTAATAGTTAGGGATCTAATTATTCAAAATTCCCTTCGAATGTTCTAACCAGTAACAAATTATTTTCAATAAAATCAGTCAGTTAGGAAATCCTGGAATTTTATATAGATGTAGGGTGTGTACGAAGAAGGATAGGCATCTTTAGATGTAACTTTCTAAATTACATTGTGTATTATTACCACGCTATAAAAAAGAGTAGCCATGAAAAGAAAACCACAAAAGCATCTTATAAACATATTAAAAACCACTAAAGATCACCATCCCAACTTTACTCTTTTCTTAGGTGCTGGAGCTAGTATAAGTAGTGGTATTAAAAGTGCTTGGAAAATGATAGAAGAATGGAGAGTCTCATATGCAGAAATGCATAGCGAAGAACTCCTAAAAAGTAACACTTGGTATAATCAAAGTAATGAATATTCAGAGTTATTCGAAGCTCTTTATGACCAACCAACCCAACGAAGAGAATTTATCGAGAATTGCATCGTAAATAGCATTCCCTCATGGGGATATGTTTACTTAGTAAATCTTTTAAAAAATAAAGCTTTCAACACCATATTCACTACAAACTTTGATGATCTAATAAATGAAGCTTGCTATACATTTTCAAACAATCTAAGACCTGTTGTATGCGCCCACGACTCAAGTATTAAAAATATTAGATTAACCTCGAATCGACCAAAAATAATAAAATTACACGGCGATTTTTTATTTGATGACATTAAAAATACAATACGCGAATTAGAGTCTCTTGAAGACAACATGCGTACTAAGTTTAGACAGTATGCCAATGAGTTTGGGATGATTGTTGTCGGTTACGCTGGTAACGACCGTTCGATAATGGATACATTAAATACTCTCTTGCATTCTGACAATACTTTCCCTCATGGGATTTATTGGTGTGTAAGAAAAGATACAATTATGCCGGAAGAGTTGAAGAACCTAGCTCGTTTTCCTAGATTTCATCTTATTGAAATTGAAGGGTTTGATGAGTTAATGGCCGAGATTCACCACGAACTTGGATACTCGCTCCAAGAAGAAGTTGCAGACCCTTACTCAGCATTATCAAATAAGCTAGATAGATATTTCACTGAATTAGATGACGACGATGAAATAACCAATCCTTTTATAAAAAAGGATATGAAAGCACTTGCAGATCATGTTTTAAAAATAAATCAAGCAAAAGAGTTTGTGAATAAACTTCATATTCAAATGCAGAAATATAAAATGGACCCTTCTGATGAGAGTGCAAAAGATGCAATTGAAAAAATGATCAAAGAAGCTGAGTTTCTCAACGACGGAAGCGATGTCTATATTTATAGTACTCCTAATGCATTTATTGCAAACGCAGCATTTAGAGAAGAAGATTATGAGACAGCAAAAAGATATGCGCAACGTTCGCTTGAATTATCATTTACGATTGAGGCGCTTTCGACACTTGTTAGATCAAAACTAAAACTAGATAAAGATTCAGATATCAAAGCAGATATAGAAAGATTCAATGAATTCTCTGTTTTAACTGAGAAGGATAAAGCTAGAGTTATAAATGTTATTGTCGATCTCATTAGCTATAAGTCATTTGCTAACGCAAAAAGACTTTTGAGCATTCTTGAGAAAAAGAATGTTAATGAACGCGATAGGTCGTTCATTATACTAAACAAATCTTTAATCCTTAAGCTTGAAGGAAAAGATCTCTCAAAAGATATTGTCGATACATTAAATGATGATCTTCAAAAAGCTATCAAAACAGATGATTATTGGTTAAGTTTTGGCTTGGCTCTTTTAATTGATGATGAAGATATCGCTCTGAAAATGGCTGGTTCTCTTGATGAGCAACAACTTATAAGTGCACTTGTTCAAGAGATGCCTATATTTACTCTTATTCAACCAAGCTTATATGAAAAACTTACAAATTTGGCTAAAGGGCGAGGTTATGACGTGCCTGAAGAGGAGAGCTCTGACTCGGTCATCTTTGATAACCCCTCATATGCTGTGGAAGAACAATCAGATGTTGAAACCGTTGATATGGATCAATTACCAATTGCATCAATAGTTTCTCCAACAGATAAATCGGGTAGCGATGAAACCAAAGCTGTGTCATAGTCATAGCATGCCATTGAACCACTAACCCCTTGCATTACAAGTTTTATTGCTAAGCACCTACAAAACCGTTCATAAAATGGAGGAGATGGGATGAAAGACAAAAATGCAGCAACCAATGTCAAAAAATTGGATCTAGAAGAGAAAAAAAAGCTTATAGAACAGATTGAAAGCAAAAAATGATACCAACTACCCGGCTACCAAGCCGGGTTTTTTACGCCCCACTCTTCTCACACACTCTCCGTTGACAAGCAGTCTCCGAACTTTCGAGTCCAGACTTTAGCTTCTGTTTATTGCCTGAAATTCGCCCGCCATTTCTCAAAAAACACATATGCAAACCTATGATTTACTCCGAACATAAATCCATTATTGACACAAATATAAACCAGTGATTTAATCTAGGAAACTAAAACGCACCACGAACCACCCAGGCAGGACGCCCACGAAGTAGCTGCCGGCGGCATACGAATCACCGGATGAGGTGGAGAGATCAACGCGCAGTAGGTTTAAACGTTCCGCTGGCCGGCGACAAGGCAATGAGGGTGAGATGAGTAAGGTAAAGGTGGCGCCTATTGAACTCGAAATAGACGCCACGGAAGTAATCAATCAGGTCGAGGAACTACTGGGGTTACTTGAGCTTCCAGCCCGTTCCCTTGAAGGCATCCCTGAGGATGTCGTCAACCTGCTTTTTGACAACATCCGTCCCTTGCTTAACAACATCGTCCTTAGTGATTTCTCGACCACAGTTGGCACAACTGACGCCAACAAAATTTGTATCAAAGTCGAAACCATCGGGACGCTTGAGCATCTCGCTTCCGCAATCAGGGCAAGCAACTTTCATAGTTGTCAGTTTTGACATTTTTTATTTCCTTGCTGGCTGTGTGAGAACTACCAGCATACCACCGAGCCTGAAGTGGTTAAAAGACAGGCAAACATGAGGAGTTGGAATGAGCAAGCAAGGCATCAGAGCCCTGATCATTTCAGCAGTTATTGGGCTCTTCATCTGGATCGCGCTCTTCAGCGCACTGAGGGGATTGTTTCTATGAATGATTTCGCACGCAAACCCGCTCGTCAGCAGGCTGTTCGTTTAAATCCGCTGTCGGCTTTCATCCGCCGGGTGTGCTACATGCTCGCGCAAAAAGGAGGCCCTTCATGAGCACGATGTTTGCCCTGGTTCTCACCGTCAGCATGCTGACGGGCGGTAATCAGGATGTCCTGCTCGGCGTTTACGACACTGAGAATGACTGCAAGGCAGCTGCAGAAGAGCAACACGTGAAAGCTGAATGTTATCCACTGAAAGGTTTACTGGACGAGCATCCGGCCGGGTTCACGGTGCAAATGTAGGGGGAAGAATGCAGAAGAAATGCGGTTACTGCAGTAAAGCAATCGAGGGAAAGCCAGTGGTAAGCACCCTGTTGTACCTCCAGGGGAACCAGCTAGCACGGAAAGAAAAAGAGTATTGCTCTGAACGTTGCGCCTCTCACGACCAGATGGCTCACGAGGGCTAACGTAAACCCGCCGAAGCGGGCTGTACGTCCGGTGCCACCGACCAAAGTTACACCGGAAATTACCAAAACCAATGACCACCCTGAATGGGCGCCACCAATGGCCCGGGGGATTCTACATCCAAAATAGAGGCTATCACATGGAATATTTTTATCTGATAAAAGCGACTCAAAAATCGGGTAAAGCTGATGCCGTAATCTGGCGCACTAATAAATCAGAAGCCCGCGCTCTACTGCAGCTCGACGTCGATCTGGAAGACGCTGGGATCGAAACAGGCCGCGGCAAAGACTATCAAAAACCTATTCGCACCGATTTCCCGGTATTCAACGACCTGCCAGCGGAGGGGGTTCTCGATTACTCATGGTGCGAACGCTATCAGCTCGGCGACGATGGCCGCACCTGGACTCTTAAGCCAGGACTGGCGCCTGCTGATGTTCATCACGGCGATAATGCCGGAGTATCCTCTGAGGCCGTTACTGGAGAGCTGGTTGATGCCAATACTACTGGCGACGCGGCACAAGATGAGACCGTGGAAACTTTCGGTAGCGATGAATACCAGGACGATTCAAGCGCGCTTTTTAACGTGGCAGAACTCCCCTTTCGCGCTCAGCTGCTGGCGCAGTATATGGCCGAAGAGAGTCACGTTTATCATATCAGCATGCCTCACCGGCAGGAGCTGTCAGTTCTGGAAATGGACACTGATAACGCAGCCGTCCAGGATCTGATTCTGGCCGCCGAGAATATCCCTGAAATCAAAAAATACGATATGCCGACGCTCTGGAAATTCACCAGCGCCAATAAAAAAGTCTTCCCGGAAGGGAAACGGCATGAGCTCGGCAAACGTATTCAGTTTGCAAAGCTGTGGTTCGCCACGAACGCGATCGACCGCGGCATTCTCACCAGGGAATGGGCTGCCGGTAACTGCATTTCTTCGGTTTTGAAAACTGATGCAGGAACTAATGCTGGCGGCGGTAATAAAACCGATCGCAACCCTGACTACACCCATACCCTTGATACGCTCGATGTAGAAATAGCCCTGGCCACAATGCCAATGGATTTCGATATCTACAATTTCCCGGCATCAATTCACCGCCGGGCCAAAGAGATCGTTCAGAAGAAAGAAAGTCCGTTCAAGGAATGGTCGGCAGCGCTGCGCAAGGTTGCAGGCATCCTGGATTATTCCCGCGCCGCGATTTTTGCCCTTATTCGTGGCGCCACCAGCGACATTCATCATTTCCCGGTAAGTCTGCAGACCTATATCAATGCGAACCTGACCGAGCATAAGCATGACGCCCCTTCTGCTGAGACTCTTGAAAAAGCTGGTCATGTTTCATCTGCCGCCGTCACTCTGGACGCTGTGAAAAAGGTTATCGATGGAGATGAAGGTGTGCCTGACCTGGAAACTCTCCCAACTGACTTTCAGGTAATTGGCACCGAACTGGTGAAAGAAGCTCAAAAGAAACGCCCTGACGCTAATCAGGTTCTGGCCGCCGAACGTGGCGAATATGTCGAAGGCATCAGTGACCCCACGGATCCGAAGTGGATAACCGAAGACCTGACCAAACCCAAACAGCCTGAAGTTTCAAACATGGGCAATGGTGTTTTTTCGATTGATGGTCTGATGGATAGCCAGCCAGCACCAGCACTTTCTATCGTGGACCAGGCGCGCCAGCGCGCTGCAGAAGAAAAATTACATCCAGCTAATTCCGGGGAAACCACCAGCGATGTGCAGATGGAAACGGCTCAGCCGGTCGAAGACGAAAATGATAATGCGGTATCAACAGGCGAAGGCGCTGATGAACCTCCTGCGCAAACAACTGCCGCGAACATGAGCGAAATACTGGCTGAACGCTGCCCGGATCTTACCGCCGAAGTGCTGAAAAGCCAGGTTTCTGAGAATGCTCACAGTGATGATGAGGAAGAGGCTGAACAAGCAGCGTCAGCATGGCCGGAGTATTTCGAGCCAGGTCGATATGAAGGCGTGCCAAATGAGGTCTACCACGCCGCTAACGGCATCAGCTCCACGATGGTTAAAGATGCGCGGGTATCGCTGATGTATTTCGAGGCGCGCCACGTATCCAAGACCATCCAGAAGGTACGCTCCCCTGTTCTGGATATGGGAAATCTGGTGCATGCACTGGCGCTGCAGCCTGATCAGCTGGAAAAAGAATTCAGTATCGAGCCGGAAATCCCGGAAGGTGCCTTCACCACGACGGCGACGATCCGCGCATTTATCGACGAATACAACAACGGGCTTCCGGTTTTACTCAGCGCAGATGACATCAAAAGATTCCTGGAGGAATACAACGCGAACCTGCCCGCCCAGGTTCCCTTGGGTACATCAGTTGAAGAAACCGGCCAGGGTTATATGTCTTTACCTGCTGAGTTCCAGCGCATTGAAGACGGTCAGAAGCAAACCGCCACCGCAATGAAGGCCTGCATCAAAGAATACAACGCCACCCTGCCCGCCCAGGTGAAAACCAGCGGTGGCCGCGATGTCTTACTGGAACAGCTGGCGCTTATTAATCCTGACATGGTTGCTCAGGAAGCACAGAAGGCGCAGCCCCTGAAAGTCTCTGGCACAAAGGCCGATCTGATTCAAGCCGTGAAATCGGTAAAACCGGATGCCGTGTTTGCCGACGAGCTGCTGGATGCATGGCGCGAGAACCCGGAAGGAAAAGTGCTGGTTACCCGCCAGCAGCTGGCTACGGCACTGGCCATTCAGAAAGCACTGTTGAATCACCCGACCGCTGGCAAGTTGTTGACGCACCCGAGCCGTGCCGTCGAGGTGAGCTATTTCGGCATTGATGAGGAAACCGGGCTGGAAGTTCGCGTGCGCCCTGACCTTGAGATAGACATGGGGGGCCTGCGCATTGGTGCGGACCTGAAAACCATCAGTATGTGGAACATTAAGCAGGAAGGCCTGCGCGCGAAGCTGCACCGGGAAATCATCGAGCGCGATTACCACCTGAGCGCGGCTATGTACTGCGAAACCGCAGCCCTTGACCAGTTCTTCTGGATATTCGTCAACAAAGACGAGAACTACCACTGGATCGCCATCATCGAGGCATCCGAAGAACTGCTGGAACTCGGCATGCTGGAATATCGCAAAGCAATGCGTGCCATCGCGAACGGTTTCGACACTGGCGAATGGCCGGCGCCGATTACCGAAGACTACACCGAAGAACTTAACGATTTTGAAATGCGCCGTCTCGAAGCGCTGCGCGTACAGGCATAAGGGGGAACAGTCATGGAAAACACTAACATTGTTACAGCCGAACAGCAGGCACCAAACACCATTTCAGCTAGCAACGCGATCTTTAACGTTCAGGCTCTCGGTCAGTTAACTGCTTTCGCAAACCTTATGGCTGATTCACAAGTGACAGTGCCAGCTCACCTTGCAGGTAAGCCAGCCGATTGCATGGCCATCGTTATGCAGGCTATGCAGTGGGGCATGAATCCCTATGCAGTCGCGCAAAAAACGCATCTGGTAAACGGCGTGCTCGGATATGAAGCCCAGCTCGTCAACGCGGTAATCGCCAGTTCCAGCGCTATTAACGGTCGATTTCATTATCGCTACGGCGGCGACTGGGAACGTTGCACAAGGACGCAGGAAATTACCAGGGAAAAACACGGTAAAAATGGGAAATACATCGTTACAGAACGGGTGCGCGGCTGGACTGATGAAGACGAAATCGGGTTATTCGTCCAGGTCGGCGCGATTCTGCGCGGTGAATCAGAAATCACCTGGGGGGAGCCACTTTATCTCTCTGGAGTCGTCACACGTAATTCTCCTTTGTGGGTTTCTAACCCGAAACAGCAGATCGCTTATCTGGGCGTCAAATACTGGGCGCGGCTGTATTGCCCGGAAGTCATCCTGGGTGTTTACAGCCCGGATGAAGTTGAACAAAGGACCGAGCGAGAAATAAACCCGGCGCCGGCGCAAAGAATGTCTGTGGCTGAGATTACAAGCAGCTCTGACACCACCACCAGCGAACAGGTTACAGGTATCAGCATTGATTCACTTGCTGATGATTTCCGTGATCGCATTGAACGCGCCGAATCGGTCGATGCGGCAAAAGCCATCAGAGCTGATCTGGATAAAGAGAAAGCTGTGCTGGGTACTGTTCTCTTCACCGAACTGAAAGGTAAAGCAGTGCAGCGCTACTTCATGGTTGATGCCAGAAACAAAGTTGAGGCTGCCATAAATTCACTCCCTAACCCGGGGAATCCGGAAGCCGTCGAACTGTTCGCTAAAGCTGAAGGCATTCTCAACGGCGCGAAACGCCACCTCGGTGATGAACTGTATGACCAGTTCCGCATCACCTTGGACGACATGAAACCGGAATACGTGGGCTAAGGGAGGCGGGAGGGTTCGCCCTCCCGGTAACGATATGAGCAAATCACTGAATGCACGATGCATACGTCGCTGGGAAGTGGAATTCAAACCTTTCTGCGATTCAAAAGTTAACCCCTACTGGCGTAAACGCGATCTGCGCGGGTATATCCGCGAAGCTGCACTCACCACCGCTTACTGCATGGTTGAACGAATGGCTGAAGATAACGCCCGAGCTGATTTTGGTATCAAGGGTTGGTCGTCGGATTTCTCAGCCTGGTACGACGAACGTCGGGAGCACTATCGCAAAGACGCAAAGCTCATTCTTGATACGTTTGCCTGCAACGAAGCTATTGATGAAGAAATTCAGAACGAGCTGGAGGCCTGGAATGACTGATATCGCCACCTTCACTAATGAGCAATTAATCGCCGTGTGCCGTGCTGACGTGGCGGAAATGTCGAAGTTTTTAAAAGAGGGTGAATTCAGCAATCCGTCCCGCGCAGCCATGTATTTGCGTATTACTGAAATCGCATTGGCTGCGCTGATGGGGGAGTTCTCATTTGCTCGCAACCAGGTACGCCGCGAGCACGCCGAGTGGTCACAGTCCACCTTCGGGAATGTCGGCCCGATCGGCCCACTGAAGCACCTACGAAGAGAAGTGCTGGAAACCATCGCTAAGCCGCATGATCTGATCGAGTGGGCTGATATGCAATTCCTGTTGTGGGATGCGCAACGCCGTGCCGGTATCACTGACGAGCAGATTACCCAGGCGATGATCGATAAGCTCGCGGTAAATAAGGCGCGCCAGTGGCCCGAGCCAAAGGACGGGGAACCTCGGATGCATTTACGAAGCGAAGACGAATCACTCAACGCCAGGCGCCGCCGTAATCGTGAATCTAATGCGCGCGCTCGCGAACGTGAAACGCCCGCACAACGCAAAGCCAGACTGGAGAAAAACAGATTGAGAATGGCTCTTCGTCGTAAGGGAGGTGCCAAATGAGCCTGAAACACCGCCTTCCCGAACTGGAAGCCAGCATCGACCCGGCAGCATTGCGCGCAGCCGCCGACGAATATTCGGATCTGCTTCTGACTTTGTGCTTGTGCATGAAGATGGCCGGCCCCACCCGGGCTAACGTGCGCGCCTGCGCCACCGAGCTTAAAAAGCGCCTGACTACCTGGCACAGCCATAAAGAGCTCAATGCAATTCTGTCCAGTTGGGATCCCGTAGGCTATGTTCTCGGCCTCCGCCGGGAAGCGAACGACAACGCGCGCGCAGCTGGCGATCCAGTTGATGTTTTTGTGTGAGGTGAATATGCGACTGATTAACCGAAGCAAGCAATCACCGCTGGGCCGCCAGGCGTGCGATGCGGCACTGGCAAAACACGTTGAGCTTTATGGAGCCTACGGGCTACAGAAAACGAAAAGAACTTATACGGTGGTGGTTCAAGGCTCAAAGATCACTGTAGAAGTTGTTAACAGAAAAAGTAGCTATGTGGCCACAGCCATGAGCTGCGCGCGCCGGCTACACCATCTGCCTGGACAATGTAACTAAGGGGTTTTTATGACTAATACATCTCATAAATCAGATGAAATTTTGATAACCGATGACGTTCTGTCCAGATACAAAATATCGCGCAGCACACTCTATTTCTGGAGCACCCCATCCCGGATGCCCTCTTACTTTGCTCAGCCATTCCCGCAGCCTAAAATAAATGGCAGCCCTAAAAGGTGGAGACTTTCAGACCTGCTGGCCTGGGAAGATAACGTGGGGATCAAACCAGAGGCTGACCAACCAGCTTCTCAAGGTGATCCTGCCAAACAGCAAGCCAGTGACGCTGATCATCCAGATAATCATGCAGGTTATAACGTGCCATGA